GGGTTTGTAATCTTTATAAAGGTTTGACACAAGTGATGATTAATGAGTATTATCTGGAAAGTCCACAATCACATTGTCAAAGCAAATGCACCTAAAACAGAATATCAAAAACTCAAATCTAAAATTAACAAAACAACGCTGGGATATGGCACCGTCTTAACATCTACATATTTCATTACACAAGGGGCTGAAGAGGGTGTATCGGCTGCACTCGGTGTAGCCTCATCGATAGGCTACATAAACCTTCTTTCGAATCACGTGGATAACATTGAAAAGTCATCTTTTCAGACACAGTTACTCGTACCCATTGGTACGGCTATATTTGAAACGATGTGGAATAATGCTCCGTTTGGGTTTGATTTTGATTATGGTGTGACTTTTGTTGGGTTTTTGGCATATAAGATTGCATTACTTACAGTAATTTACGAAGAAGTTGCACGAATGATGATTGGTACGGAATCTGTCATTGAAAACGATGATTAATTTTTCCAGTCGCAATATATTCATCAATCTTGTAACCAATACTCTTTCCAATACCCGGGATTTTATGAGGTCCTTTCGAAATCTCGGCGCCATTGGTTACTTCAAATGGAAGTGTGCGAATAGTGTCGGCAGCTTTTTTGTAAGCTTTGATCTTATACTCGTCGCGTGATCTACTCGCAAGAGTTTCCAATTGTTCCGCTATATTTTCGTTGGTATCAAACGTTTCCCCAGTTTCAAGGAATTCATTCACCTTTTTCATGATACCCTTACCAATACCCGGTAGATCTGCAAGTTGTTTTCCATGAGTGACCTTGAAGTCAAGGCGATAAATGGTATTGGCAGCCTTTTCGTAGACAGCCCGTTTGAATTCGTTTTCTTCTTCGCACGCAAGTTCATCGAGAGCATCAGTCAGCTCCGTGTTATACGACACAAAATAGTCCGAGTCTGAGTCGTCATCGGAAGCAACAGATTCTTCATCGGACAAGTCAGAGTCGACATAATGAAACATATTTTCGTACTCAAGCATATCTCTCTCTTCTTCGCATTTGCGAAGACGCTTTTTGAGATCAGCGTTTTCCTTTTCAAGGTTGGCAATGTAGGTGGCAATGGAGTTGGAGTTCATTTTACCCTTTATAAATATAATGAACCTGTGGTGACTTAGGTGTGTAAATTTGCATTCGCTGTGTGATATGTTTTCCCCTTCATTACATAACTATGAACTCTCGCGTAGCCCCACGCCTGTGGAGAAGCTCCTGGACGATGCCCAGTTCGCCACGCAGCGAGACCGCGGTTGTAGATAGTCTCCAGTGTCTTTAGAGGTATCTTTGTAGCTTTCGCTATCTCTGGAAGGGACTTGGCCTTGGGATACTTCTTGCGGAATCTTTGGGTATATGAGGATGTGCGGGTCTTTACACCCTTATCAGTTTTAAATGTGGTGTAGTCTCTCTTGAGCATCTTTATGTAGCGGGTCTCCACATTTTTGAGGGTCTTGAGACCCCTGAAGTACTTGAGGGGAGCATATATGAGACCCCTCGTTTTGCGCAACTCCCTAACTTTTTTGGAAATCTCCTGATCTGTGAGAGGCATCTTAATTATTATGTAGAATTAAATTAATGGAATGGGGTCGTCAAGAAGCTCTTCTACCCGAGGAGGTCTGTAAAAATAATGTGTGTAATTGTTGTTTAGTTGGAACTGTATTAAGTTTGATGTCCAGTGTGGTTTTAATAAAAATGTACTTCGCTGGTTATTTTTGACTCAGATGTTTGATTGCTTCGAAAATATTTGAGTAAATTGTGTTACCAAAGCGAACTCTCCCCGTTGTTGCCGACATCCAACCACGATGCCCATTGAAATACGCTCGCTGTATATCAACCATTATAAAAAAGAAAGATTATTTTATAGAAAGTTGAGATGGGTCTCACAATTATTATGGGAAATATGTTTTCTGGTAAAACTTCTGAACTCATCAGACGACTTAAGAGATACAAAGTCATAGGTAAGAAGATTGTGGTCATAAACTCCTCAAAAGATACTCGCTCCCCTGAGGAAGTCTTAAGGACACACGATGGTGTTCAATTTCCATGTCTCAAAGTTAAACACATTTCCCATTGTATTATCAATGAGGCATTTTGCAGTGCCGAAATTGTAGCCATTGACGAAGCCCAGTTCTTCACAAACCTCAAAGAGTTTGTGGAGATGTGTCTCTTTCTTAACAAATCGGTGATTATTGCGGGTCTTGATGGAGACTATCAACAAAAGAAGTTTGGGGAAATCTTAGATTGCATTCCAATGGCGAGTGATGTCGTGAAGCTCTCCGCCCTCTGTATGGACTGCTGCAATGGAACACCTGGACCATTCACGAAAAGAATCGTCAAGAGTGATGCACTTGAATTGGTGGGTGGTACGGATATGTACAAAGCTGTGTGTCGTCAACACCTAATAGAAACGGTGGATGTCCAAAATAAGAACCACTCGTTTTTGAAATCCGCGCTTTGTGACTCGGTGGAATCTCGAGTGGTCAAATAAAAACTCGTGTCCAGATTGATGTCTATGTGCCTCATATTCGGTGTACAACACACAATCACGACCACTCTTTATCGTAAGATGGTATCTCAACATCATATTACTTTCAGCTCGATGTGCTGGTATACTCATAGGTGCGTCCATCACGGCGAACTTTGCAGTCTCTTTATCAACACATGGAATCTGGTCAATTATTTTTTGAATTTCTGGGAAGTCCTTGACATTATAGTAGTAATACTTATCATTTGTCTTGAACCACGGGTCAAGTGTGTGAAAGTAGTGCTTCTTAGCTGTACTGACCCCCTTCTCAAATTCATAGAGAATCTTAGTGTAGTTTGCCTTGACAAACCAAAGATTTGGGTAATCCAAGATATCATAATCAAGTTTATGGTATATAAGGTCGATGAGGGTATTCCTCATACCCACGAGAGGTCGTAGTGGCTTTTGAAAGTATAATCTATCTATTGGGGATTTGAGATAATCATGAAGAACCAGAACGACTGGTAACAACAGGACACGCCACATTAATTTCTCAGTATAAAATAAAAATGCCAGGTTACGGCGCGAAGATGGAACGATTCACCCCAGAACCTACCAAGGACACCCCACAATTGGAAGAACGCTTTTTGATACCCAAGGCTCGTATGCCAACGATGACTCTTGTTCAGTTAACCATCGCGGCAATGATTGCATATTATGCGTTCACTGTGCGTAAGATGAACAAGGCTGTCGTATCGACTGCGGTCTTCGCGATTGCTCTCCTCCACATGTATGACCACATGTACCGCGTCAAGCGTGGCGACGAACGCCTCTTCTTGTTCCCCAAGAAGGAGGGCTACTGTGGTGCCTGCCGAAATTAAAGTAGTTGTAGATTGTAAGTATGCGCGTCAAAATTATTCGTAGCCCAAACACTGCAAAGAAGTTCAGGGCAATTTTAGAAGACGGCAGGACTGTTGACTTTGGTGCAAGTGGATATTCAGACTACACCAAACACAAGAATCCTTCACGTATGCGCTCATATGTCCTTAGACATGGTGGACAAATTCCCAAGCGTATAGTGGCTGAACGTAATCCAGCAATGATACACAGAATGATGCGTAATATCGATAGAAGCGACAAGGAGGATTGGAAATTGAGTGGTATTGGTGGGGCTGGTTTCTGGTCACGATGGTACCTATGGAGCCAACCAAACTTTGTGGATGTCAATAGATTTATGTTAAAAAGATTTGGAATTAAAATCATCAAAAGTCACTAACGTTCCATTATCAATGAGAGGCGCATTTTTTAACTTGAAAATGTAATTATATCACGTGACTTGGGTGTTAATTCTTTGCGAGGCCACGCTTCTTTAGGTTAGCCTTAAGGTTAGCTAAAAGTGCAGCCCGTGGGTTTAGGCCCATTGGTGGGGGTGGAGGTGGAGGTGGGGGAGCTGCGCGTCTCGGTGACATACGCACCGGTTGGGCAACGCGTTGTACTCTTGGTGTATTTGGTCCAGCCTCTCTAAGAACCATTTTACATACACGAATAAACTTTGTAGCATTCCTGGCTTGATTCTGGAGAGTTAGACCACTAACCTTTCTCTCGAGTTCCTTGTGTGTGAGCTTGACGCGTTTACCTTTGACGTTTTTGGTTACCCTGAGACCCATTTTTTTTACTTTGTCCTTGAGTGTATTGTAGTCCATGTACTATAACACACTAAAATTATCTGTACCACACCCCAGCCCTGGTTGCCGCATCGTCAATTTCATCAACGATTTCCCAAGCCCATAAACATTCATCGGCATCTTCACGTGCACAGATGGCGTGTGCAACATCAAGGGCTTCGTGTAAAAGCATTTTGAGACGCATTTGTCTTACCGTCATTTTCTTTGGTTCGCGCAAACACGGGGACAAATACATATGTTCGAGAGCCGCGCACGTGATTTCTCGCTTTTTCATTTCATAGTGAATGTCTTCACTTTTTTGAGCGGCAATGATGCGATATCTGCGCCTGTGCTCTGGGATGGGGGCTGGACTCCAGTACCCAAATCTTTTGAGGGTCTTCATTACCTATGTGTAGACCTAAACTTTTAAGATACACACAAAATTAAAGATATCAAACACTTTAAATATACGATGGAGTGGCGTGAAGACCTGCACGACACGAACCAGCTCATAAGACATGTGATTCTTCCAAAGCTTATACAACTTGAGCTCGAACTTGAATCACTCCGAAGACATACTTGGCCCTATATCCAAGCTCGTAAAGAGATGGGTCAACTGGATGATATCGCCGCGAAGAGGGACTTTTGTAAACATTTAGAAGATGATACGATTTTGGAACTCTTGAGAATTAAAGCAAAATACTCAAAGGCTACAGGACTTCAGGGTAGGGAATATGATATGCTCAAAAATAATTTTTGTTAGTGTATAGTAAATGGTATTACCCATACTACTTGGAGCTTTAGGTTTAGACGCACTTGGTGTATCTGTACCTGGTATAGATTTAATCAAATCACCTGCAGTTGCGTTTGATAAGAACAAAGATTTAGATGTGAGCACTTTAATATCCTTATTATGTTCGTGTATGTGTTCGGCTATGGTCGTCCAACGCATGATAGGTTTCCCATTTAAAAGTCCACCCATTATGATGATGTTGGCTGTGTGTTGTGTATCAAGTGGTTTTTCATCTGTGATGTTAACTAAAGATACTTACGATCGGTTTACTCGACCATCACCACCTCCAAAATAATTAGAAAAAGTCATCCGTCCTGTACATATTCACCGTGTATGCACCAGTCTTACCCAAAACTGAGACTGATTCATTCCCGTAGAGTTCTTCACATCCAATGTCCTCCATACAGTCCCGAGCACCGTGACTCACTGGGATTGGGTACAGGTTTTCACCACCAGTTGTGGTGTAGTAGTGGTAACGGTCACGACGTCCTCGAACTTCTTTCCCGTAAAGGGGGAGCGTTTCTTCACCAGCACCTACAAGAATACCCATCTGTTGCATGTATCCAGGTTTGTACTGCTTAATTGGTGGACCTCTAAACTCGGGTTCACGTCTTTGGGTTGGACGTGGTGGTACGGGCACAGGTACGGGTACTTCGACTGGTACTTTAACAACTTTTGGATTTTGGTACATATATCCCACAAGGAGCGCAAGTACAGCGAGGGCCGACCAAAGGAGTTGCGTCTTTGTCTTATTCTTCATTACATTAGTTAAGGAATATTTTTCAGATAAAGACATGAAGATACTCGCCATAGATATTGGGTACCACAATATGGGTCTCGTTCTTGCCGAATGTGGAAAGGGTCCGAAGGTTACGGTTACATTCTTAAAAAAGGTAAGTCTTGAAGATTATAAATATATCTATTCAAATGACTTTGTAGACCTCATTCCTTTATTTGTAGATGACCACAAACATATATTTGAGGAAGCGGATACTATACTTATAGAGCGACAACCCCCAGGAGGATTCACAAATATCGAAATACTTCTACACTACATGTTCAAAGATAAAGTTGTTCTTGTTTCACCTGTGAGCATGCATACACATTTTGGTATGCGACACCTCAACTATGAGGAGCGCAAGGAGCGGGTGGTTTCTATTGCGAGCAAGTATATTGAAGATGATATTCCATATGAGAGAAAGCACGACATTGCAGATGCGTTATGTATGATAATTTATCATAACTTTAGAATATCCGTACACTTCTTTGACCAATTTAGGCATCCTTCTCAAGCTTAGTCTTAATCACATCAAGTGCGTGCACAACACTATTGAACATATTGAAAATTTCACCGCTATTGCATCTATGCACAGCCTCTCTGAGATTTTGAATGTTATAGTCGAGGGATTCACGCTCCTTCTTCTTTCGTTCCTCGTTGTCTGTTTTGATTTTTTTGATTTTATTAATCTTTTCATCGATATCATGCATCACAATTTCAATGGCGTCATCCATTTTTTCAATCTCATTTTCATAAAAGTCAATCTGACGCATAAGGATGTCGCGTTTTACGGAGGACTGTGTTCGGTCCATTTGTCGTGAAATCTTGTCTACTTTGGAATCCAACTTTTCGATATTTTCAACATACTTCTGTTGGTTCAATTCACGAATCTGCTCCAAACGCGCAATCTCCCGGTCTACGTCGATGTACATGTTCATTGTATTTGTACACTTAACACTCCAAAACTTTATACCAATGAGTTCATCTTATTAATAAATATAGTGAACTTTATGCCCAACTCTTTGAAGACTCTCTTTTTCGTTCAGCTGAACAATGAAATCACCCTTCAAAGTTTTGAGATTTGTGTAAAACTTCTTAATGTGCTTCCTAGGTAAGGGATTAATGTACATGTCATCAGTTATGTTTTTGAATATATCGAGCCAGAAGGAGAACTTAGACGCTTGCTCGTCCATGTCGATAACGGTGATGTGGTGTTTAATCACGTATCCGTTACCGATAATGGAGTGTCCACTGGGATCAATGTAGTCAAGCATGTTTATAATTAATGTAGTATATGTTATCACTTAGGTTACTTACCAGGTATAAATAGTTTTAAGTCATCAATGAATGTATCGAAACGTCCGAGACGGTACTGGACGAATGCCCATAGGGCGAAAAATACAGTTTTTGTTAAATTATTTACATCATTATCTTCCATCTTGTATATGGGGGAGACAACTCGGTGCATGAACGTTTCCTCCTTTTGCTGACCAGTCACATACATCTCAGCCTGCGTTAAAGCGCATGTATCATCATTCACGGACCAGTGATAGAACAGAAATGGGATAAGTATAGAATAGAATTCCAAGTTCCTACGGTCATTTGTAAATGGAACCACGAGAGTAGCGATGAGGAACACAAGATGAATCAAGAATATTATGTTCATCTATACTAATATGAGCGAAGAAAATTTCGGAGGTATGTCTACAACCGCGATAAAACGAAAGGAGTTGGAGCTCCGTGAACAAAGTTGGAATGAACAACACGAATCTATATTGAGACAGTGGGGTGAAGCGTCTGGGTGTTACAGATATATGAACCACAGGGCGTATATTATGTACAAGGGTCTCTCAATGCGTTTTACTCTACCTGTCATTGTCTTGTCTACAATCACAGGTACGGCAAACTTTGCCCAGGAACAGTTTCCAGAAAGTATGCGAAGTATGGTACCATCAGTTATTGGTGGTTTAAACCTCATTGCGGGTCTCGTCGCGACTATCATGCAGTTCCTCAAGATTAATGAACTCATGGAGAATCATAAAACAGCCGCGCTTTCTTATGGTCTCTTATCTCGAAACATTCGTTTGATGTTAGCCCTCCCAAGAAGAGAACGAAGTGCGGACGGTCTCGATTTCGTGAACTCGTGTAAGGCGGAGTATGATCGTCTCATTGAACAATCCCCAGCTGTGCCTACAAGTATTCTTGTTGAATTTGATAGGGAATACCCCCTCGATAATATATTCACAAAACCGGAAATCCTTGATGTTCGAGCCATTCCAAAATTGAAAATGCCAATCGGTAAGATTGGTGAACTTGTAAAGTCAAAGGAAGCATATGATGCAAAAACTAAAATTCTCCAAGATATGGATGACGAAGATGAGATTACATCAGTGGTCTCTGAAGCACCGCCAGACGTCGAGCAAGGTATATCATCAGAATAAGCATACCCAAATTTGTTAAAATAGCACACGCCGCGTATGGTAAAATTTTCCTTTTTAAAGGTTTTACGATACGTTCTTGTAGTGCGTCGTTCTCCAGCACTAAATCTATAGCCTGATTAGTAAGATCATCAATGGATTCCTTCATTAAGAT